AAGGGCGAGACTAATTTAATTCGCAACGCTATGGCTGGTGCGCGTCACACTGAGGATGGCCCCGGTTATAAGAAAGGCGATTTGGTTGTAGAGGATCGTTTTGCTGACAAGTTACTTAGCGGCTTTGAAACAGCGTTGAGTTTTCTTTTGCCCGGCGAAACAGACTTTAAGGCTATGTCCCAAGCAAACCGCAATAAGGCTTTGCAGGCTTACAAGGACACTGGCAAGATTGTTTATGAGGAAGGCAAGCCCGTTGGCTTTGAGGATAAAGAGGGTGGTTTAGTTCGCTTGGTTCCAAAGGGTCAAGAGGCTCCAGATCAAGACGATGGTTGCCCCCCCGGTTTTCGTAGGATTAACGGTGTGTGTATGCCTATTCAGCGTGTTGCGCAGAATCCTGCTACAGCGATTTCTGATTCGATTAACAAGGCCACGTTGCCTAACACGTTGCGTCCTGTCGTTCGTGATGTTGTTGACGATGAGGATGAGGAAGAGGAAACATCTGACGTTGGTGGTTTGACTATTCGGCGTCCTAATTACTTTGCGGGTGGCGGCGCTGTTAGTGACGGTATGGGTTCTGCGATTGATAGCTTTATTTCTGCTATGGGTGGCAGCGTAAAAAAAAAATCTGATGTAGAGCCAGTAAATATGTTTTTTGGCGGCTTGGTAGATAGGTTTACGGGCCGCAATGATTATACTGATCCATATGAAGAATTAGAGCGCGATTACGGTTATGATCCCACCGATCCGTTTGGTGACGGTAATACAAGTTATGGCGATGATGGCCCTAGCGACACTGTAACTGCGGATACGTTTATTGGCCCTATGCAGCCTAACGTCACGTATCAGCCCCCTGCCGCTCCTGTTGATACTGGCGGTGATGAGACTGACCCGTTTGTTAAAAATGCAATATTAAGCGCCAGAAATTACTACAACGATGGTTCTGTTGGGCCTACGATGCAGAATGCCAGTATGCTTCCCGCAGCGCCAGTAAATACGGCACCTCAATACGGCCCGTCAGTAGATGACCGCTATGCTATTGATATGACTAAATATGTCCCGCCCGGACTTCGTGATGTGACTCAAACTCTTTTTGATAACGACCTAGCTAGTTTTAATCCTGTTGCTGGGATTTACAGAGCGATGGATGCTTCTGGTCGTATTGGTAAGTCCATAAGCAAAGGTGAGGAAGTTGATAAAAACGACATGCTAACTGCGGGTATAGAAACTGCAATTCCTGCGCTTACATTGGGGGTTGGTAAGTTTTTACAACAACCTGTAAAGCAAGTTGTCGGAAATATGTTTGGGATTGATGTAGCAAACCCACAAAAGGCGACTAACATTAAACCCAGCAATGAAACGCTTACTTTCTACAAGGGTTCCCCTGTGGCTTATGCTCCAGAACCCGGATTTCCTTTAGGTCGTGATAGGTCAGATTATAGCGGCACAGGTGAGGGCAATCGACCAATGGGAAGTCCAGAGGCTTTGGGTGAAGCAGGGGTTCCTTCAGGAAAAGCTTATGGGGCTGGCGCTTATCAATCAATGTCTCCTAGTACGGCTACAGGTTATCGTTTTATGCGAAGTGGTTTAGACCGCGATCTTTCTGCCGCTGCTATGAAGGCGGCACAAGAAAGAGTTGATTTTGCTGATGCGGGTGGAAGACCAGACAACTTTCAAACGATCTTTTCAGAAAAAATAGATGCTGTTGATAATGCTGTAAAAGATGCGAGTTTAGGAGTAAAAGCGGCTGAAAATGTGTATGCGGACGCAAATAGAACCGCTGCGGAACGAATTTTAGACAGTAGTATATTTGATACCAGTAGGTTTAGGGGTGATCCAAGGCGTGAAATTGATCCGCAGGGATTTTACAGGAGCGTTGTTTTCGGCGCTAACGATCAAATAGATGAAGAATTGTATGCCATACGTGACATGATTTCTAACCGAGGAAACATGGATTATGGCGATCCGGGTTATAGCAAAAGGATGAGAGAAATAAACAGAGATTTTCCTAATTTAACTAATTTAACCAATAAGCAAATTGCAGAAAGAAGAGCGGAGCTAAGAGATTTAAGCAAGCAATATACTGGCGATGTAAGCAAAAAATACATTGATCTTACACAAACATACAGAATAGCGCAGGATGCAGAAAAGGCTAAGAAGAATTTAACAGACTTTAAAACTGCGGTTACTGGCGATCTTCCCGGTGTTTTGTATAAAACGCAAATACAAGAGGGTAAGCTGGGCAGTTCCTTTGAATATGGTAATCCCGCAGATAACCAAATTTTAACACAAGCAACAAACGCTTTGGGCGTTGACGCGATGAATGCCAAGTTGTTTGGAACAGGACCAGACGCCAAGAAATTACAGTACAATCCAAAAACACAACAATACAGTCTTCCTTTAGGGGCTAGAGGGCAAAAAGTGACTTTAGATGAAAGAATGTTAGCACCAAAAACTGTGGCGGAAGCCGAATTGTATTATAAAGGTGGGATAACGCACGGTCAGCATACAGACCGTGCTGGTGTAACTAACAAAATTTTCTTTTCTGACCCTGTAACTCCCGTTCCTGTAGGCAGGTACAACCGAGGCGGACAAGTTGGTATGGGGTTAGGTAGCCTATGAACGACCTGACTAACTTTGCGCAATATCTAACTGAGGAAGAGTTAGCGACAGTCGCTCCTATGTTGGAGCGGCTTTCGACGTTAGAAGACCGTGATGATCGTAGCAGCAATTATATGTCTTTTGTTAAGCACGTTTGGCCTCAGTTCATTGAGGGCAGGCACCACAAGATTTATGCGGAAAAACTACAGGCTGTGGCTGACGGTAAGTTAAAACGTTTAATTATTAACATGCCGCCGCGTCATACGAAGTCTGAGTTCGCTAGTTATTTGTTTCCAACGTGGCTTATGGGGCGCAGACCTGACCTGAAGATTATTCAGGCCACGCACACGGCGGAGTTGGCGGTTGGTTTTGGTCGTAAGATTAAAAACTTAATTGATACTGATGAATTTAGGGACGTATTTCCTAAAGTCAGCTTGGCTTCTGATGCAAAAGCTAGTGGACGTTGGAGTACCAGCGGCGGTGGTGAATATTATGCGGTTGGTGTGGGCGGCGCTTTGGCTGGTCGTGGCGCTGATTTGGCAATTATTGACGATCCAGTTTCAGAACAGGATGCGCTTAGTACAACTGCGCTAGATAATGTGTATGAGTGGTACACTTCTGGCCCTAGACAGCGTTTACAGCCCGGTGGCGCAATAATTATTGTTATGACGCGGTGGTCTATTCGTGATTTAACCGCGAAAGTTCTGGCAAAACAGAGCGAAAAGGGCGCTGATAAGTGGGATATTGTTGAATTTCCTGCAATTATGCCTTCTGGCGAGTCACTTTGGCCTGAATATTGGAGTTTAGACGAACTTAACGGCGTTAAAGCGTCTATTCCTGTAGCCAAATGGAATGCGCAGTACATGCAGAACCCTACTGCTGAAGAGGGTGCGATTATTAAGCGTGAATGGTGGAATATTTGGGAAAAAGAAGACCCGCCAGCGTGTTCATACATTATTCAGAGTTACGATACAGCCTTTAGTAAGGGTGATCGTGCTGATTACAGTGCAATTACGACTTGGGGTATATTTCTTGAGGAAGAAAGCGGCGAAGAACACATTATTTTGTTGGATGCGGTTAAGGGGCGTTGGGAGTTTCCTGAATTAAAGGAACAGGCCAATGATATGTACCATGAGTATGATCCTGACATGGTTTTAATAGAACAAAAGGGTTCTGGCATGCCTTTAACGCAGGAATTACGGCGTATGGGCATACCTGTGACGCCATTTACACCTAGCAGGGGCGCTGATAAGTTTACGCGCATGCACTCTTGCGCACCTGTGTTTGAGAGCGGCATTGTGTGGTGTCCTGAGACTAACTTTGCTGATGAGGTTATGGAAGAATGCGCTGCATTTCCGAATGGTGAACATGATGACTTGGCGGATTCGATGACACAGGCTATACTGCGATTTAGGCAGGGCGGTTTTATCGTGACCAGAACTGACTATAATGATGAAGATGAATACAGTTACAATAGGCGCAGAGAATACTATTAGGAGCAATATAATGGCATTAAGTGGTGGTCAAAAAAAGCTGGATAAAAATAAAGACGGCAAAATATCTGGCGAAGATTTTAAAATGATGGCAAAGGGCGGCGCTGTTTCTACTGAAACAGATGGTGTAATGCAGGAGCATTATCGTCAGCCTGTAACTGCGCCAATGAAGGATGAAAACTCAGGTTTTTCCCGTGGTGGTGGAGCGGCATTGCGCGGCACAAAGTTTCGTGGCGTAAGATAATGTCTAAGGGGTATTATGTTAACTGTCCTATTGTGACAGTAACTAAAGAGGTTGAGGCAGATTAAGTTGACGCTCCGTTTTCCTCCCAGCGGCTTACGTCAACGGTTCCCGATTTCTGTCCTTTCGTTGGTAGAGCTTTTCTGCCTCAACGCTAAAATAGGAATATAATATGGCTTTTATAGATCGTGATTCTGGTCCGGGCGGCATTCCTGAAATGCCTATGTTGCCTGAAGAAAACGTTTTGGCTAACATTCCTGAATTACCGCAACAACCCGGTGTTTTTGAGTTTGATGACGGCAGTGCGATAGTGGGGGATTACGACGATGGAATGGGCGTTGCTCCAACTGTTGCTTTTGATGGCAATCTTGCTGATGTTATTGATAGTTCTGTTCTTGGGCGCATTTCTTCTGATTTGGTTGGTTCGATTGAGGACGATTTGTCTTCCAGACAGGATTGGGAAGACACGTACAAGCAGGGTTTAGAATTTCTAGGCATGAAGACTGAAGAGCGCACAGAGCCTTTTGAGGGTTCGTCAGGCGTTGTTCATCCATTGCTGGCAGAAAGTGTAACGCAGTTTCAAGCGCAGGCGTATCGTGAGCTTTTACCTGCAAATGGTCCTGTTAGAACGCAAGTAATTGGTGCGCAGAACGAAATGCTGGTTAAGCAAGCAGAGCGCGTCAAAGATTACATGAATTACCAGATCACCTATGAAATGGAAGAATATGATCCTGAGTTGGATCAGATGTTGTTTTATTTGCCTGTTGTTGGCTCTACGTTTAAAAAGGTTTACCGTGATCCACTAAAGCAACGCGCTGTTAGTAAGTTTATTCACGCAGAAGATTTAATTGTTCCTTACGGCACACCTGATTTGGCTAGTTCGCCACGCATTACGCACCGTATTTCGATGGATTCTAACGAGGTTAGAAAGCTGCAACTTGCTGGCTTCTATAGGGATATAGATATTCCTAGTGACGGCAGTTATGGCGAACAAATAAATGAAGTGCAGGAGTCAATTGATGACATACAGGGCGTACATCCGTCTAATGCGTCATCAGACCTGACACTTTATGAGGTTCACACTGATTTAGACATTGAGGGCTTTGAAGACATTGGTATGGACGGTGAGCCTACAGGTTTAAAGCTACCGTACATTGTTACCATTCTGGAAGACACGAACGAAATACTGTCTGTTCGCCGTAATTACCCAGAAGACGATCCTATGAAACGTGCGCAGAAATACTTTGTGCATTACAAGTTTTTGCCCGGTTTGGGTTTTTATGGATTGGGTCTGACGCATATGATTGGCGGCTTGGCTATGGCGTCAACGTCATTGCTGCGTCAGCTTATTGATGCTGGTACTTTGGCTAACTTGCCAGCGGGTTTTAAGGCCCGTGGTGCGCGTATTCGCGATGAAGACAGCCCGATACAACCGGGAGAGTTCCGCGATATTGACGTAGTTGGTCAGACATTGCAGGCGTCTTTGATGCCATTGCCGTTTAAAGAACCATCTGGCACGTTGTATAACCTCTTGGGTACGCTGGTGGATGCTGGTCGCAGGTTTGCATCTATGGCTGACATGAAGGTTGGTGAGATGAGCGGTGAAACGCCCGTTGGCACCACTATGGCGATTATGGAGCGCGGCACTAAGGTTATGTCCGCTATTCATAAGCGGTTGCATTATTCGCAAAAGATGGAATTTAAACTTCTGTCTAAGATATTTTCGCAAGACTTACAGCCGTATCCATATATGGCGTCCAAAGAGTTTGGCCCTGAAGTAAAAGCGCAGGACTTTGATGAGCGCATTGATGTTTTGCCTGTTTCAGACCCGAACATCTTTTCTATGTCGCAGCGCATTGCTTTGGCGCAAAGCGAATTGCAGTTGGTGCAGTCTAATCCAGAGATACACGGCGGTCCTATGGGTTTGTATCAGGCGTATCGCAAGATGTACGAGGCTTTGGGCGTTACGAACATAGACGCTATTTTGCCCCCACCGCCACCGCCACCCCCGCCTGCTAATGCTGCTAAAGAAAACCAGAATGCGCTTATGGGTATGCCATTACAGGCGTTTCCAGAGCAAGACCATCAGGCTCACATAGAGGCTCATATGGCGGTTATGTCTACACCTGCCATGCAGCTTAACCCTGCGTCTATCGTGGCCTTACAGGGCCACATACAGGAGCATATAGGGCTTATGGCTGAAAAGCAGGCACAGGCACAGGTTATGGAGAGAATACCTCCTGAAGTGCAGCAAAACCCAGAACAAATGCAAATGATGATGCAGCAAATTAAGCCACAGATTGACCAGATAGCTGCGGTTATGATTGCAGACATGGTTGAAAGTATGGCGCAAGCTGTAGAGCCGCCACAGCAGTCTGACCCACTGGTGGACATACGCAATCAGGAACTTCAGCTAAAAGCGGCTGATATGCAGCGCAAGTCTGCAGAGTTTGAGGCAAAGCAAGAGTTAGAGCGTGAGAAAGAAAAGAATGATGTTCTGGTAAATCAGCAGCGCATTGATGTTTCTGAAGCAGCTTTGGACGATAAGACCAGAATTGCAGAAGATAGGATACGGACGCAGCGTGAAATTGCGGTGATGAATGCAACAAAAGCCAATACAGGATAATATCGTAGATTTTCCTGAAATGACTGAAATAGATAGGCAGTTCTTGGAGTTGGAACGCCAAAAGATTTTGATTGCACAACAACGTAAGCAAATAGAAGATAGGAAATAATATGAGTTCTTCAGTAAGAGAAAAAATGGCGCAAGTCATTAAAGATGCAAAGCGTCCACCTGTAATTGTAGCAGAGGTGAAAAATGAAGCCACGCCGCCTATCGCGGAAAAACCTGCCAGCAAGCCCCAAGCGCCAGTTAAAAAGCAGGCCAAGAAAAAGACCAAGGCACCTAAAAAAGTATAGCAAAATAGCTAGACCCCAAAAGTTTATGGGAGTTTTGTAGATTTTTGCCTAAAATACTTGTATATCCCGAACATTTGCATACCATGTGTTCAGGGAGACAAGTATGGACGCTTTACATTTAGCAGAATATATGTTGAAGGAAATACGTGATCGTAATTCTAGGTTGAAAGACCGAATTGCGGACGGTTCGGCCTCATCTTGGGATGAGTATCGGTATCTGGTGGGCGAAATACGCGGAATGACCTACTGTGAGGATTTACTTAAAACCGCGATGAAAGGCGTAGAATTGGAAGATGAATAAAAAGTTGTATGTTCCAGACCATGTTTTAAAAGCTGCAAAAAAAGAAAAATTATCTAAACCAATAGAAAATGCGTTTAAAGACAATAACGCAGAAGCGGATAATAAAAACGTAGAAGACCCGTCTAATCTTGAGGCTTCTGCACTGGAAAGATTACCGCAGCCTACGGGTTATCGCGTTTTAATCATTCCGTATTATCCTAGCGCCAAAACAAAGGGCGGGTTGTATATTCCAGATCAAACTAGAGAGCGTGAGTCTTTTGCTACTGTATCTGCTTACGTGGTTAAGTTGGGTCCAGACGCTTACAAAGACGAACAAAAGTTCCCTAGTGGTCCCTATTGTCAGGAGAAAAGTTGGGTTCTTATAGGAAGATATGCTGGGAATAGGTTTAAAGTGGATGGTCTTGAGGTCAGAATCATAAATGACGATAATATTATATCCACAATACTTGACCCAACAGATATTTCGTATGTATAGAAGATTATGGAGTTCTAAATAATGTCTATGGTTGAAGAAAACATTAATAGCGAAGAGCTAGAAGGCACAACAGTCGAGTTTGAGGATGACAACGAAGAGTCTTCATCTGAATCTGTTTTCGTTGCTCCTGAAGAAACCCGAACAAAAGTTCGTGATAAGTCTAGCGGCGATGATGAGTTAGAAAGCTACAGTGAAAGCGTTCAAAAACGTATCAATCAATTAACAGCAAAACGCAAAGCTGCGGCTGAAGAGGCCGAAGCTGCTGTTCAATACGCTCAACAAGTTCATCAAGAAAACCAGCAGATGAAAGCTAGGTTGCAACAGCTAGATCAGGGATACAGGTCTGAATATGAAGGCCGCGTTGTATCTCAAGAGCAGCAAGCCAAACGTGCGTTGACAGAAGCGCACGAAGCTGGCGACTATGAAAAGGTTGCAGAAGCGCAATCTGCATTGTCACAAGTTGCTATCGAAAAAGAACGTATTCGTCTGCAAACAGCCAAAGCTCAAAGGGACGAACAGCAAAGACAGGCTCAAGCTGAACAACAGCAGCAACAACAGCAGTACCAACAACAACAGCCGCAACGTCAGGCGGCTGACCCTAAGTTGGAAAAGTGGCTTTCTAAAAACGATTGGTTTGAAAAAGACAACGTTATGAAAGCTGCGGCTACCGCCATACACAATCAAATTGTTGGTGAGGAAGGGTTCGACCCTACTACCGACGAATATTATTCTGAAATAGACAAGCGTATCCGCAAGGAAATGCCACATAAGTTTCAGGTGAAACAAAAAAACGCCCAAGTTGTTACACCTGCGTCTAGTAATGGACGGTCATTAAAATCTGGGCGGAAAAAGACGGTGGAACTAACGCCGGGGCAAGTCGCATTTGCCAATAAGATGCGGATACCTTTAGAACTTTACGCAAAAGAAGTTTTAAAAATTGAAAACAGGAGAGATTAATCATGGCAACTAGGTCAGCGCGTGATTCAGAATCACGGGAAAACGCAGAGCGTATTCAGCAATGGCGACCCGGTTCAGCCTTGGACGCACCAGAGCCGCCTATTGGCTTTAAACATAGATGGATTCGTGAATCTGTCTTGGAATACGATGATAAGACTAACGTTCATAAGAAACGGCAAGAGGGATGGGAACTTGTTCGCGCTGAAGAGTACCCAGATTATGTTGGCCCGGTAGTTGATGAAGGAAGAAACGCAGGCACCATTGGTGTTGGCGGTTTGGTTCTGGCCCGAATCCCTGAAGAACTCGTAGAGCAGCGGAACCGCCACTTTGACACTGTGGCACAAAATCAAATGGACGCTGTTGACCGCGATTGGATGCGGGAAAACAACGCTCTTATGCCAAAAATGGCACCACAACGTAAGTCCTCTGTGAGCTTTGGCTCAAGAGGTAAATAAGGAGATTAACGATGGCGAATCAAGACGCTGCATTCGGTCTTCGTCCCGTAAAGCGAATTGGGGGAACCCCGTTCACTGGTGGACAAAGCCGTTATCGTATCGCCGCAAACTACGGTACTTCAATCTTCCAAGGTGACATGGTAGCCCAAGTCACAGGTGGCGGTGTAGAAATACACGCCGATGGCGGAACAGTACCTATTGTTGGCGTGTTCAATGGTTGCAAATACACTGACCCAACTACGGGTGAGCAGGTGTTTAGCAATTACTATCCTGCAAGCACAAATGCTTCTGACATTATTGCGTTTATCATTGATGACCCTATGGTTGTTTTTGAAATCCAATGCGATGCGGCATTCCCAATAGCTGACTTGCTAGGCAACTTTGATGTTGTTTATACATCTGCTGGTAGCACCAAAAGTGGTGTGTCTGGTGCTGAATTGAAAGTCACTGACGGCGGCACAGCAACTACGCTGTCTCTAAAAGTCATTGATATTTCTGAAGACCCAGAAAATAGCGATGTAAGCTCTGCTAATACCAACGTGTATTGCGTCATTCAAAACCATATATTCGGCGTTAAAGGCGCTGGGTTAGCGTAAGGAGCTAAATAATGGCAATTTCTCGTTCACAATTAGCTAAAGAGCTAGAGCCGGGGCTAAACGCACTCTTCGGAATGGAATATAACCGTTACGATGATGAGCATGCTGAAATCTTCGACACAGAATCGTCAGATCGTGCGTTTGAAGAAGAGGTGATGCTGTCAGGTTTTGGGAATGCTCCCACAAAAACCGAAGGTGCAGGAGTATCGTTTGATGATGCTAACGAAGCGTACACCGCTCGTTACACCCATGAAACGGTTGCGCTGGCATTCGCTCTGACTGAAGAGGCGATTGAAGACAATCTGTATGATCGTCTTGGCGCTCGTTACACAAAAGCCCTTGCCCGTTCTATGGCGCATTCAAAGCAAGTTAAAGCCGCTGCGGTTCTTAACAACGCTTTCAATTCGTCATTCACAGGTGGTGATGGTGTAGAACTTTGTTCGACAGCACACCCACTTGCACAGGGCGGAACTTTCCGTAACGAACCGTCCACTGCTGCTGACCTCAATGAAACTTCGCTGGAAAATGCCCTTATCGACATTTCAGCGTTTGTTGATGAGCGGAATATGATTATTGCCCTTCGTGGCACTAAGCTGATTATTCCACCGCAGCTTCAGTTTATTGCAGATCGTCTGTTGGAATCGACCTTGCGTCCCGGCACATCTGACAATGACATTAACGCGACAAAGAACATGGGTATGGTTCCAGAGGGTTACACTGTTAACCACTTCTTGACCGATACTGATGCGTTCTTCCTGAAGACTGACGCGCCAAATGGCTTCAAGCACTTTGAGCGTTCTCCCATGCAAACAAACATGGAAGCAGACTTTGATACAGGCAACATGCGCTTTAAGGCGCGTGAGCGTTATTCATTTGGCTTCTCGGACCCACGTTGCGTATTCGGCTCACCCGGCGCGTAACCCGAACAAATGTTTGGTTTTGATTGGGGGCAGTTAATCTGCCCCCTTTCTTTTTTTTGTTTATTGTGTATTGTTCCATTATCCCTGACAGCCACATAATGAGGCTGACACTAGCCTCGACAGGAGTATCACATGGCTAATACTACATTCTCAGGTCCAGTACGGTCCTTAAATGGTTTTGAAACTGTAAGCAAAAACGCGACTACTGGTGCAATTACAGTTACTAGCGGCGCAAAAATGGCGACAGAAGCTGCTGGAGGCGCTGGAATTGAAGGCACAGCCGCTGTGTATGTCACACAGGTAGAGCGTTTTAAAAGCGATACTGATACTAACGTTAATATCGTAAAAACTACAATTATGATTGACCTTACAGGTTTGGCATCTACTGCGGCGGATGACATTATAGGCAAGGCCGACTCTGGCGTTGCGTATATTGGTCGCGTTACTACCGCAAACCAAGGCGTTGTTTTCGGTGTCAAAATGGAATGTTTTGAAACCCCTGCGGGTGGTGATCCAGACATTGATCTTTACTCAGCGACAGAAGGAACTGGTGTTGAAAATGGTGCCATTGGTGACTTAACAGAAACAATTATCATTAACGGCGGTGATGCAGCAGCGGGTACTAGAACCGCTGGTGGTACTATCGCGGCTGACCAGTATTTGTATTTAGTTTCTGGTTCTGCAACTAACGCTGTTTACACGGCAGGCAGATTGCTAATTACAATCCTTGGCTATGACGTTGCTTCTTAATATAACATAAGGAGTATTTAATATGGCTGATGCTGTAGCTACCCAAACCATTCAGGACGGTCAAAAAATGGTCGTCCAGAAGTTTACCAATGTGTCTGATGGAACTGGCGAATCTGCTGTAGTAAAAGTAGACGTCAGCGCATTAGCTGCAAATGCCCGTGGTGATGCCTGCACAGGTGTTACCATAGAGAAAATATGGTGGCAGTGCATTGGAATGAAAGTACAAATTCTTTTCAATGCCTCTACTAATGTGTTTTGTATTGAGCTTGGCGAAAATCAAAGTGGTCATCACGACTATACAGCTTTTGGTGGGCTAACCAACAATGCTGGTAGTGGCAAAGATGGGGACGTTTTGTTCACAACTGTAGGCCACACTAGCGCAGATACATACACTATTATTATGTCGATGCGGAAAGAGTATGGCTAAACGTTCGGATAAAATGCCGAAGCGCAATAAAAAGAATTTCCGCTCCACTAAGTCTGGAGCGGGAATGACCAAGGCTGGTGTTGCCGCTTATAGACGTAAAAATCCCGGCTCTAAATTAAAAACTGCGGTTACTGGTAAAGTTAAAAAAGGCAGTAAAGATGCCAAGCGGCGTAAGTCTTTCTGCGCCCGTTCTGCTGGACAAATGAAAAAGTTTCCAAAAGCGGCTAAAGACCCTAACAGTCGTTTGCGGCAAGCTAGAAAGCGGTGGAAGTGTTAATGAAACAATTTGTTGTCATTCTTTTTACTGCTGTTATTACGGGAATTGGCGCTATTTCTTACAGTTGGGCCGCGTGGACAACTAAAACTTTAATTTCTGTGGATAAGAAAACAGAAGTTATAGCAACAGAAATATCTTACATAAAAAAATACATGGAGCGGGACTATGGCTATATCCAGAGGTCAGATGAAACAGCAAGTGTCAAAGCCGCTAAGTAAAAAACCTACAGGCGTTGTCTATCTTAGAAAAGGTGGCAAAGCGTCACCTAAATCCAAAGGCAGTAAAATCTGCCCTGCGGGTAAGGCTTGGGCGAAAAGAACTTTTGACACATACCCATCTGCTTATGCGAACATGGCTGCATCTAAGTATTGTAAAGACCCTAATTACGCAAAAGGCGCGAAGGGCAAAAAGAAAAAGAAGAAAGCATAATGGGTGCGCTGAAGGATTGGGTTAATCAAGATTGGGTTAGAATCGGCACTGACGGTTCTATCAAAGGCAAATGCGGCACATCTAAAGACAAGAAAAACCCTGATAGGTGTTTGCCCCGTAGTAAAGCTCAAAGCCTTAGTAAAAAAGAACGATCAGAAACAGCTAAAAAGAAAAAGGCGGCTGGCAAGAAAGGCCAAACTGTAGTTGCTAATACTAAAAAAGCCAAAGTTCGTAACTTAGTAAATGGGGGGGTAGTAGCAGAAACAAAAGCAAAGCGCCCATTTAAAGGTAAAAACATACCCGGTACTATGGTTGCAAACGGGTGTGGTGTTGTTATGTCAAACGGTAAAAATTCCAGAAGAAAACGCACCAAACTAACTTAGGAGAATATCATGGCAATGAAGAAAAAAGGCTATCGTAACGGCGGTAAAGTCAAGAAAATGATGAAGGGCGGTGCCGCTGGCGGCATGAAAAAGCCTAAACGCATGATGAAAGGTGGCGCTGCTGGTGGTATGAAAAAGCCCCGTATGATGAAAAAAGGTGGTGCAGCGGGTGGAGTAATGACTCTTGCACAACTCAAAAAAGCAGCGGCAGCAAAAGGTATGAAGTTAGTAAAAAAATAATGTCATATCTATACAGCAATATACCTTACTTCAAGGCATGGGTTCGCCGTGAATATACTCACAACCATGAGAATTATCACGGCGAATTTCTTCATGCTATGGTCATAGGTGTAACAACAATCCCGAACAGATGTTTGAGTTTCCAAGTTATATTTACTGGAAACGAAGCTGAAGATGCAGATGAAGATACAGTTCATGGCGGTGCTATGTGGGCAAGAATGCCTATAACTGCACTTGTAGGCGACATACCGTTGGAAGAATGGCCTGAACCAATGCAGACATATGACGCACAGCCTTGGGACTGTGCATCCCATCATCACTCTGTATTTGTCATGGATCGTGCAACGCCTTGCCCTTGGATGGCAAAAATAGATGGTGAAATGCACCCCGCCAAGTATTTATTTACGGTTGATTACACTAACAGTGAGATTGCAGATGATCCCGCACAACACAAACAAAGCCACGTTTTGCAGTTGCTAGATGCAGGTGAATGGACAGGCAATATAGTAGCTTTGCCAAATAACCGCGTTCGTGTTACACATCCAGCGTGGTTTGTAACTGGTGAGGGAGCGCCCGACTTCAAACCATCACAGCATATACATTATTCTAAATCTGATTTAGACTACACCTTAGATGTTAACAGGGTTTTCGATAACCTTTATAACGAGGAATGACATGGCAGTATCAGGCTCAACAGATTTTGAATTGGATGTTGCTGAATACATCGAAGAGGCTTTTGAGCGTTGCGGCTTAGAGGCCCGAACTGGATATGACCTGAAAACAGCTAAAAGATCGTTAAATCTTTTGTTTGCGGATTGGGCTAATCGCGGTCTTAATCAATGGACAATTAATCAAAGAAACTTCACTGTAACAAGTGGTGATGGTGAAACAAGCCTTGACACTGATGTAATTGATATATTGTCATTAGTGGTTCGCAGGGACGGCACAGATTATTCGTTGAGCAGAATTAGCAGAGATGAATATCTAAGCATTCCAACAAAAACAACTACAGGCCGACCAACGCAGTTTTTCTTAGATAGGCAAATAACGCCTAATTTAAAACTTTGGCCCCTTCCTGATAATAGCACAGATGTAATCGTCTATGATGCTTTGACGCGCATGGATGATGCCGACACTTACATAAACACGGTTGACATGCCATTTCGGTTTTATCCCTGCCTAGCTGCGGGATTGGCGTATTACATTGCTATGAAAAGAGCGCCAGAAAGGTTGCAAATACTTAAACCGATATATGATGAAGAGATTAACAGGGCTATGGATGAAGATAGGGACAGAGCTTCATTTAGAGTTGCGCCAGATTTAAGGAACTATAGGTATGTCTAGGTACGCCACAGGCAAGTGGGCATATGGAATATCTGACCGTTCTGGGTTTAGATACCGCTTGCGTGATATGCGAAAAGAATGGAACGGCTTATTAGTTGGCAAAGATGAATGGGAGCGCAAAGAGCCGCAACTTGAACCGCTTAGAGTAAGACCCGATCCACAGGCTTTACGTGATCCAAGACCGCAACAAAATGAAACAGAGATTAATTCAATACAATATGGGTTTAATCCTGTCGGTTATCGTGGCGATGTTTTAGGGTTTACGGGCAATAGATTAAAGGCTGAAGGGTCTGTAGGAGAGGTCACGGTGACAACATGAGCTATACATATACAACTCTGAAACAGGCCATAAAAGACTATACGGAAAACGACGAAGCTACGTTTGTTAATAATTTGCCTGTGTTTATTCGTAACACAGAAGAACGTATTTTAAAAAACGTGCAGTTAAGTTTGTTTCAACGCAATGCCAGCGGAACAATGACCTCTTCTAATAAATTCTTAACGTGTCCATCTGATTTTTTAGCCCCGTTTTCGTTGGCTTATACCGACTCTAGCAGCAATCAAGTTTTCTTGGATTTTAAGGACGCGGATTTTTTGCAATCGTTTAATCCCAATCCTGCCACTACGGGTTCACCACGTTATTACGGGCAGTTTGATGTTGATAATTTTATAATATCGCCTACACCGGATAGCGGATACGCCGTTGAATTACATTATTTTTACAGACCATCCAGTATTACTACTAGCAACTTTGTTTTAACTTTAACAAGCGTTTCTGGGACGTTTGTAGCAGGAGAAACGGTTTCAGGCGGGACAAGCGGTCAATCCTCTAATTTAGACTCAATTAATTCTACCGCTTTAACAGTGGATATTCCTTCTGGGGATTATGTTGTTGGTGAAACTCTTACTGGCGGCACTAGCGGAGCCACGGGAGCTATTTCTGCCATAGGCGCGGATACTACTGAATCATGGCTTAGTGAAAACGCAGAAGTGGCTTTACTTTATGGTAGCTTGATGGAAGCCTACGTGTTTATGAAGGGTGAACAAGACTTGCAGGTTTTGTATGAAAAACGTTTTGGTGAAGCGATTATGGGTCTTAAAATGCTTGGTGAGGCTAAAGAAGTTACTGATGAGTACCGTACAGGTCAGATCGTGAGGGCCAAGCAATGAACAGCATGTCTTTTGGAGAGTTCAAGGTTGACGTTCAAACAACCAATAATCGTGGTGCCACTCCTGAAGAGGTGGCGCACCGTTGTGTTGGAAAGATTGTTGCTTTTTCGGAAGACGCTCATCCCGCGTTGAGAGATCAAGCGATAGCCTACAGGGACAGTATTGAAAAGCTGTTAGTCATCTATATGAAACAGGCTATTCAAAGCGACAGAACTACGGTATATAATGCAATAAAAGAAGCGGGTCATCCTGAGTTGGCCGAATATATAAGGAAAATGTAATGGCTTTTACGGGCAACTTCATGTGTACATCTTTTAAAAAAGAATTGATGACAGGCACACACAATTTCACCGCAGCAAGCGACCAGTTTAAAATGGCTTTGTACACAAACAGCGCCAGCTTCAACGCAGCAACAACTGCTTACACCAGTAGCAACGAAGTTACTGGTACAAACTACACTGCGAAGGGTAACTTCCTAACAAGCGTAACGCCCACTACTAGCGGCACAACAGCCCTGACGGACTTTGCGGATGAGGTGTTTTCCAACGTAACAATCTCTTCTGTAAGAGGTGGGTTGATCTACAACGAAGCAGCTACTGGCGACCCGTCTGTGGTTGTTTTAGACTTTGGAGCAGATAAGGGTGCCAGTTCAGGGGACTTCACTATTGTGTTTCCTACGGCAGATGCAAGCAACGCAATTATACGGATAGCATAACATGGCAGTTGTTCTTGGAAATCGTGCAAAAATGTCCACCAGCACCACGGGTACTGGAACGATTACCTTGGGCAGCGCCCTGACAGGGTATCAGACCTTTGCACAAGCTGGCATAACTAATGGTCAGACGGTCAGGTACGCGATAGAAGACGGCACTAACTTTGAGATAGGAAGCGGTGTTTACACCTCTAGCGGCACAACGCTTACCCG